CATATAGCGGATCTTATACAGGCAACTATGTTGGTGGGTATGTTGGTGATAAGACATATAGCGGCTCTTACAGTGGAACATATTCCGGTAATTATACTGGTAACTATGTAGGTACATCTGCTTATTCAGGTGGATATGCAGGTACTTACTCAGCAGCTTATACTGGTAACTATGTTCTTTACTATGCTGGTTATGCACATGCTACATACACAGGGTACTATACCGGCTACTATACTGGAACTTACACAGGTTATTATACAGGTGCCAAAACATATTCAGGTACATATACTGGAGATTACGCAGGAACTTATATTGGTAACTATGTAGGTACATCAGCTTATAGTGGAACATACACTGGTTATTATACTGGTTCTTATGTGGGTTATTACTCTGGTACATACGCAGGTACATACGCAGGTACATACGCAGGCGATACAATTCAAGCTACAAAGGATACCGTTTCTACTATTAGGCTTTGGCTAAGAACTGCATAATATACTTGACAAACCATTATACATAATGTATAATGTAAAATATTTTCTACATAATGGAGTGAATAAAGAATGGCAGAAACACAGAATGAATTTGATTTACAAGACATTAAAGTAGATCTTGTAGATCCTGCTAAAGCAAAAAAAGAAGACCTGACGTACGAGTTTCCTTATTGGTCTAATAAGGAACATCGGCATCTTATCGTTACCGCGATTACACCAACAGGACAAAAACGTATTATGTCTATCATGGATAGAGATGGTACTAATCCTGACATGAAACTTATTCTTACACATTTTACTGAAGATGATATTGATAAGAATACAGAGGACAGTTTAAAAAGGCGTAACGAAAATATCAAACGTCAAATGGAAAGACGTGAAGCACAGGCTGCAAGAGCAAAACAAGAGCAGTTATTTGGTGCAAAATTAGAAGCGTTTGAGATTGAAGAAATTAAAAACTCTAAAAACTCAGAGTTTAAAAGACTAATAAGAAAATCAAAATCTCCTATGGAAGTTGCAGCTTATAGCACGCTTCTACTTAACGAAGAACGAGCATTGGATCCTTTGGTGAGAACTAAAACTGAAGCTCTAGAGATGTTAGACATTAAACAGTCTAGAAATCCTCTAAAGAAAAAGATTCACTCAGCAGAAACTGTTACTGAAGTTATGCTGTACGCTACATTAATTCTTCAAAAGGAGCTTGATAATGCCAAAAAGAAAAAGTAAAGAAGTAGTAAGAGAAGGAAAGGGCTTTTTAATAGTAGCAACAAAAAGAGTAGGTTACTATAAAGCCGCAGTTAAACTTGCAGAGTCTATTCTAGACTTTTGGCCTGATGCAAGAATCACATTGTTTACAGAAGAACGTTGGATTGATCAAAAGAGTGATGAATGCGCACTCGGTACTGGCGACTATCAGCTATTTGAAAACGTTATTACATGGGAAGTGCCTGCACACATTCGTGCTAAACTTTGGGCATTACAACATACACCATATGAAACAACTTGTTATTTAGATTGTGATATGTATTGTGAGCATGAAGACATTGAAAATATCTTTGATTTGCTAGAAGATAAAGATTTAGTATTTACAAAAATTCGTCCTTATAACGCTAAGCTAACTAAACTGTCTAATACTGAAGAAATGACAGCACACTGTGGTTGGTTCATTTATAACAGCAAACCAGAAACAATTAAACTAATGAGCTCATGGTGGGGAGAGTATTGTCATCAACAAGAGCCAGATTACGAACTAGAACATTATCCTAAGGATGCTATAAAGTGGGACACATTTACAATGTGGAGACTTTTAGAGTATAGTGATCATGGTGTAAATTGGGGCTTTGTAAAAGATCCTGACGCAAGGTGGAACTTTGTAAATGGATATAAAGAAGAAGAATTACAGGGAGCAGAAAGAGTTCTATATCATTACACTATACCAGAATGGAAACTTGACGAATGAGATGGATTAACGTTAGCGACGAGCTACAAGACATCTTGCGTCCATATACTGAATGGTTTTTTAACCAAGATTTGTCTGATCTTAGAGAAGCTATTGACACAAAAAGAGCAGGCGAGTATAATGTTATTACTGGTTGTGATGAAAAATATTTAAATATGATTGTAGAAAAAGATGGAGAACATATTGGTTTTCCTGAACATACAAAGTCTATTGATATTTTAATGGACGGAAGAGCGCCAGAACATCATAGAAAAGAATGTCAAAAACTTAATCAAGAACTTTGTTCATATCTAGGTGCACGAAATCAAGCAGTACAAGTATACTATCCTGAAGGCGGATTTATGAGCTGGCATAATAACTGGAATGCTTCTGGTTATAATATTTTAATGTCGTACACAAAACGCGGCAACGGCTTTTTTAAATACAGAGATCCCCTTACACACGAAATAGTAGAAATGAAAGATAAGCCCGGTTGGTCTTGTAAAGTAGGATACTACGGAAAAGGAAGAGAGCCAGACAAAGTTTATTATCATTGTGCTGGCTCTTACGAGGATCGTTTAACTTTAGGTTTTGTTATTCCTCATTTGGAAATCTGGAGAAACATGATTGAAGATATCTCTGGAGAAGATGCTACTTCGTTCCAATAACCATAAAACGTTCAAATTCATTTAGTCCATCAAACGTCCAGTATTTTTGTTTAATGCTTCCACTGTAAAGAGGATACTTAACACCAGTATTTTCTAAATGTGCTGGCATGCTGTCTACACAATTAATACCATACATTTCTTTTATAACATTAGAGTTTTGTATAGCAAAAATACAGTCTGGATTAGCGGTTGTTAATTCTTTTAAAGGATACATTGTCTCTGCACACATAGAAATTAAAATGTCTGATTGTAGTGCATTAATATCATGAAAAGCAAAAGGTATGTCCCAATTAATGTGATTAATTTCTACACCGTTTTCACTGTAATGTCTATTAAATACTTTAGACAATTCTAAAGCATCTTTGTCTACATCAATAAGATTTAGTTTCTTTACAAACAAGTTTTCACAAAGTAAAGGAACTAAAGGAAAGCCTAACCATGAATTGAGAACTGTAATAGTAAGTTTTCTTTTATCTAAAAACTCGTCTAGTTTTTCTACTAACCAAATAGCGGCTTCCATAGAATTTGGATTTAAAGACTTACGAAAGTCTTCGTCTTTGTAGGGCATTTCGTAATGAATTTTATCTAACGCATCACCCCAGTTTTTATAATTATTTAAGAAATTATAACTTAACATCTTCTGGTCTCTCCATTGAATCATATAGACAAATTAAAGGCTCTTTTCTTTCTACAAACTGTCTTACATCTGTAGGCCACATATAACCATTATTATAACTATACACCCAACCATCTGGGAAATAGTCTAACTTTAATAATCGTTCCCGTTGATGCCCAAACAAATTGTCTAAGCCTCTGTAATAATAAAACATCTGAGACGGATAGTCTCTAACAAACTTTGTAATCTTTTTTGTGTCTAATGTATCGTTCCATCTCAATACACTAGAGTTTAGTTCAGTGTATGCCCAAGGAATATCTTTTACGTCTGTTTTCATCTTTTTAAGATTATGCCAATGTGTTCTTACAAACACTAGTCTGTCATCACATTCATGATTAACGATACAATCAACATTTTTTTGTATATTAATATCTAAGTCAAAGAAAAGTTTTTCTCCTCTTTGTCTTACAATTTTATTGTCAAACAAATATAATTTATTCCACCATTTTTCGTAATAGTTTCCTTCAGGTAAAGGAATAACATTAATGTCTACGTTTAGGTTGTGCGGGAATTCTGTGAGACAGAAGAACTCAAATTCTTCTGTAATATGCTCTTTGCATAAATTATGTATTCGGTTAACATATTCGGGTCCATATCTTTCACCCCATTTCACCGTGTAAATATTTATCATTTCCAATGCTCCAATAGATCAGGATCTGCTAACTGATCTTGTTTTGTTTGCCCTCTTGAACTATCTTCAAAAGGCAACAAATCAATATTAAAAACACAAAGTATAGGTTCTGGTCTATACTTGTCTACTTCTAAATCTCCCGCGTCCCAATCCCTTCCTCTGTTATAAGAGTAGGCATACTCGCTAGGAAAATGTCCCCAAAGAGGATCTTTGCTAAACTCACCCCATCTCCAGCTATGATAGTTATCAGTGCCGTCTGTAAATGTGAACCAAATTCTTTCTTGGTGCTCTAATACATCTTTCCAAATAACTTCTGCTTGATCGTCGCTCCAAACTTGACATGAACCATTAGTATAAGCACCATGTGCCAACTTAAACTGTCTAGACGTCATGGGACGAGGATCTTGCCACCAACTTCTTAATTTTGTAGGACGTTCTAAGTCGTACATAATTATAGGCTCTAGATCGTTTTGTACAATTACATCAAGATCAAGGAATACGAAACGGCCACTAGGCTTATCATCAGCGAAGTTATGAGTATTAAACACAAACGTTTTCGGCCTATCCCAGCATCTTGCCATTCCATATTTAAAATTGTCGCTACCAAACCAGTATTTAGGATGGATATTGGGTATATCAGGAAAGGGAATAATTTTAATATCATCATACAAACCATCAGGATGCTCAGTGTAACAGTAGAAATGATGCTCAAATTTTTCATCATTTGTATGCCTCTTTGTCATATTATATAGTTTGTTTACAAAATGAGGTCCGTATTTGGTGCCCCATTTAGAAACAATATAGTTTACTCTTATCCTCTCCATAATTTTAGTAAACTCTCATCTTTTAAATCTTCAAACTTTACTTGTTTTTTTGCTTTAGGATCTGGTGTATTGTCTGTATTAAATAAACAGAATTTTGCATCGGGACGAAACTTATATTGTTCAATATCATCTGGGAACGACATTCCCCTATTGTAACTGTATACCCATTCATGTGGAATGTTTTTCCAAAAGTCTCTATATCTCCAATAATGATAATTGTCTGAGCCTTTATAGAATGTAGTAAACACCATACGATCATTAATGAGAACATCATGATAAATGTGTTTACATTGTTCACCATTCCAACACATTACACTAGAGTTAAAAAACGTGCCTCTCATATCAATAAAAAGCCTGTCGTGTTTTTGTTTTGGATCCTGCCAATTTGTATGAACAATTCTAGGTTTATTAGCTAGTACATCTAAATCATTTATCTTGTTCTGTATAACAACATCTAAATCCAAATAACACCATTTACCAGGATAGTGAAGCCACTCGTATGAATTAAATACGAGAAACTTTGCCCTATCCCAGCAATAGTTTTCTTTATTGAACCAATATTTTGGATGGAGTATGCCGTCATCTGGAATATACGCACTATCGCATATTAATCCATCGGGCTCTTCTGTATAGCATGTAAAGGTAAAATCTCTAGTATAGTTCTTTTTAACCATTTTGTAGAGATTGTTTACATGCTCTGCAGAGTACTTTGTACCCCATTTTATACAGACAAAATTCATCATAAAAAGATTTTACTCATTTACTACATTTTGAATAACGTAGTCTCTCCCATACATTAATCCATAGTTAACTAATTCAGAACAAATGTTAGCAGCTTTGTCATCAAATTCTTCTCTGGGTCCTTGTACGACAATCGAAACAAATTCGCCATCTCTAAGTTTGTCTAAAATTTGATCTGTATCGCCCTTGTCCCATTCGTCAAAGCTACTAAAAAACGCGGTTGCTGTTCTTACTGTTCTTGCTTCCATAACATACTCCTATTGTACTCATCTATAAGGTTAGGAAAGTCTTCTTGTCCATTTAATAATGCGATTGAATAATCTTGTTTGTATTCACCGCCTGAAAATTTAAACGAATATATTTCTCCATCTGGAAATAAATCAAAACTAAAGTTTTCGTGAAAGAGAAATCTATCGTCACCTGCATACTTTACCATGTAATAGTCTGCATTCTCCCTCCAGTAATTATATATGTGAGATGCGTCTTTCCAAAGCATAACACTAGAATTATAATTACTAAGAAAATTATAGGACCATTCCTTAGATTTTATAAAAGGAAAGTCGCTATGTTTCCAATAAGTATAACAAATAACTGGCCGTTTGTCAAGATAATTCCACATGTGATCTATGTTTTTCTGTAGAATTGTGTCCAAGTCTAAATATAGGACAGAGCCTAGGTTGTTGTAGCGCATTAGTTTAATCTTTTCCCAATGCCCCTCAGGTTCCCAATCCATATCAATAACATTGATATTTTTATTTAGATCAGTGGGGTTGTCAGTAACGCAAACATAATTATACTTACCTTCTGTTTTTTCATAAATAGAGTTAACAGTGTTTGCTGAGTACTTATCACCGTATTTTAATGTTAAAATTGTTTTCATTAGAGCCAATAATTTTTATAAATAACAAAGTAAGAGGATAATACTAAATGGCAACTGTAGCAAACATTGTTATTGATCAAGGAACCACGTTTTCCACATCAATTAACCTGTCTAATGATGACGGATCTGCAAAGGATCTGTCAGATTATACAGCGCGAGCTCAGTTGCGCAAAAGTTATTACACCAATACTTATACAAGTTTTACAACCTCGAAAGTAAACTTGACTGGAGAATTAACTATTTCTTTGACAGCAGCACAAACAACTGCCTTAAAAGCTGGCAGGTATGTTTACGATGTTGAAATAGAATCTTCAGCAGAAACCCTTCGAGTGTTGGAAGGCATTATAACAGTAACTCCAGAGGTAACACGATAATGGCAATCAAAGTAACGGTTCCTACAAGAAGAGGCGGAGTAGTTACTACAACCACTTCTACTTCCAAAGTACAAACGGCGACAAAATTAGAAGGTCTATCAAACGTTGACTTATCGGACGCACAAGATGGATATACATTTACATATAATGCCGATACTGGAAAATGGGAGGCAACTCCTGTTTCTGGTTTAGCTATTTCGTCTGATAACATTCAATCGTTAGATGGCGGAACATATTAAAGTTTTTTACACAAATAAAAATTGATGAACTTGGTTATTATAAACTATAAAAAAATCTAAATATATTTAGGAGAAAATTAGATGGCAACAGTAATTCAGATTAAAAGGTCTAGCGGTTCAGCTGCTCCTACTACGACGGATTTAGCCGAAGCCGAATTAGCGTATAGCCAAGACGCATCCAACGATGGTGCAAGTGCTATTATGTACATTGAGTCTAAGGACTCAAACGGCTCAGCAGTTATCCAGAAAGTAGGCGGTAAGTACTATACTGACCTAGTCGATGGAGCTACAAGCTCTAATACTGCTTCTGCCTTAGTTAAAAGAGATGCTTCTGGCAACTTTACGGCAGGCACAATTACAGCTGACTTAACCGGTGATGTTACTGGTACAGTTAGCTCATTAAGCAACCATGACACTGACAATGTAACTGAAGGTTCTAGCAACCTTTACTTTACAGATGCAAGAGCAAGAAGCTCAATTAGTGTAAGTGGTGATTTAAGTTACGACTCCTCAACAGGTGTTATTAGCTTCACAAACGACGCTGGTGACATTGAGAGTGTTGTAGCAGGTACAGGTTTAACAGGTGGTGGCACATCAGGAGACGTTACACTTAACGTTGATATGTCAGCATTTGACTCCGACGATTTAACAGAAGGTTCAAGCAACCTTTACTTTACAGATGCAAGAGCGCAAGGTGCTATCACTGTTAACTCCACTCTTTCTAAGTCTGGTGGTCTAATCAGTATACCAGAATCTGGTGTTACAGCAGCATCTTATGGTTCTACAACAGCCGTTCCTGTTATTACAGTTGACGCACAAGGTAGAATTACAGCAGCTACTACAGCAGCTATTGCTACATCTTTTGATATCAGCGATGGTAGCACAACAGATACAGTAGCAGGTGGCGAGACTCTTACATTTAACGGCACAACTAACGAAACAGAAGTTACTGTTAGTGCAAACGCTGTTACAGTAGGACTTGTAACTAACCCAACAATCGGCGGTAACTTAACAGTTTCTGGTAACCTAACAGTAGCTGGTACTACTACACAGGTTGACACCACAAACTTAACAGTAAGCGATCCTTTGTTCCAATTAGCTTCTGGAAACGATTCTACAGACGCAGTTGACATTGGTTTCTTTGGTCTATATGACACAAGCGGCTCACAAGACCTATATGCTGGTCTATTCCGTGATGCCAACGATGGTAAATGGAAGCTCTTTAAGGACTCCCAGAGTGCTCCTACTACAACTGTAGACACATCAGCAACAGGTTACTCTGTAGCTACTATGGTAGCAAACGTAGAAGGTAATGTTACTGGTAACATAACTGGTGATATAACCGGTGATGTAACTGGTTCACTAACAGGCGGTACAGTTTCCGGTCTAACTGCTGCAATTGCAGTAGCAGACGGTGGTACAGGTGCTGGTAGCTTTACCGCTAACGGTATTGTGTACGGTAACGGAACAGGTGCTTTACAAGTAACAGCAGCTGGTGCCGACGGTACTTTCCTTGTTTCTAACAACGGAACACCTGAGTGGGCATCTACTTTAGACGGTGGCTCTTACTAAGATTATTAAACGGGGGGGAGATAACTCCCCCCAAACTGAGGTGGAATGATGGATACAAATACACAACAAAATGATGCTTTAATTAATGAATACATTCAAAGTTTATCGAAGAAGTTAACTGATAAAACAATGGATGGAGTTTTGTTAGAAGCTAAACTTAAACTTGCTAATAAACAAGTTAAGGAATTGGAAGAATACGTTGTTACTTTAAAACAAAGTTTTGAAGAGCAACAAGAGGAAAAGGAAACAAGCTCTGAAGATGAGGTTTCGACTTTAGTTGAAACAAACGCATTTTTAGAAAAAGAAAACGATATGTTAAAACAAGAATTACAAAAGGCTAAACAGGCAGTAAAAGATTTAAAAAATGCCGAGCCTAAAGAAGTCTTGTTAGACGAAAAACTTAAAACCTCTAATGAAATTTTAGTGAAAGAACTTTCACAAGCCGATAAGAAAATTGACTCCTTGAAAAGACAGTTAGCAGAGTACACTAATTAAATAGGAGAAGCTAAATGGCAGTAACAATTAAGCCAAAGAGATCGGAAACAGCCAGCGCTATACCAACTACTAGTGATCTAGCTGTTGGTGAGATTGCTGTTAATACAGCGGATAAGAAGCTGTATGTAAGAGACTCTAGCGACAATATTAAAGCTATCGGTGGCGGACTTGCCGTTAATGACGGCTCCTCTTCAGCAGACGTAGCAACAATTTCTTTTCTAGATACTACATTTGGAAATTTTACAGTTGATACTACATCATCACCAGGCACAGCGATTGTTCGTTGTACACAAACTGCTGATTTGGATTACGGTCTAATTACTGATAGTGTGTTAGCTTATAACACTGTAGATTACGGAGGTTTAAGCTAATGGCAGCTAGAATTAAATTTAGACGCGGCACAACTGCACAACATACCACCTTTACAGGTGCGGAAGCAGAGGTGACGGTTAACACAACAAAAAATACCCTTGTGGTTCATGATGGATCACAACAAGGGGGTTATGAAATTTTAAGAGCAGACTTAGATAATTTACCGGTAAGCGCGGTAGTGCCAGGTTCCCAAGTTGACGCTCTTGACGGTGGGACATACTAGGAGATAAAATATGCCAACAATATTACAACTTAGAAGGGGAACAACTACAGAACATGCTTCATTTACAGGTGCTGTAGGTGAAATTACTGTAAACACTACTAAAGATACCCTTGTTGTTCACGATGGTTCAACACAAGGCGGTTTTGAGATTGCCCTAGCAGATTTATCTAATACCAGCGCTATTACACTTAGCAATTTAAGTGCAGGCACAGGTATTACATATAATAGTGGTACTGGTGAAATTGGAGCAGACACCACTACTATGGCAACAAAAACTTATGTTGATACCCAAGTACAAAGCAAAGATGCCTTAAGTGAATTATCTGGTACTACAGATGATGTAACTGAAGGTTCAACTAATGTTTATTATACAGACGCTAGAGTAAAATCTTTATTAACGACCTTAGATGGAAGTATCGTGCCTAGTGCAGACGTTACTTATGATTTAGGTTCGTCTACAAAACAATGGAAGGATATTTATGTAGGTCCTGGTTCATTATATGTTAATGGACAACAGGTTGTATCTGATAACTCAGGTACTATTACAATTTCTGCAGACTCCAACCAAAACGTTGCTGTACAAACTAGCGGCTCAGGTGATATTGAACTTGATCCTACAGGTACAGGTACTGTTCAAATTAAAGGTACACTTCAAATTGAAGATGGCCAAAACATTACAAACAGTGCTGGTAACGATATTACGTTTGCTAACAACATTAAAGTTGATCAGATTACAACCAAATCTACTGATACTAACCTAGTATTAAGTGGTAATGGTACAGGTAATGTTACTGTTAATGACGACATCAACATTACAGGTAACTTAACAGTAGGCGGTACAACCACTACAGTTAACTCTGAGACTATTAATTTAGCAGACAATACTATCGTTTTAAACAGTAACTTTACATCTGGTACACCTACAGAAGATGCTGGACTTAGCATCAGCAGAGGCGGACAGACTGCTAAAACTTTCTTATGGGACGAAACAAATGACAAGTGGACTATTGGTTCCGAGACATTTGTAGCTGGTACAGTAGAAGCAGCATTAACAGGTAACGTAACTGGTAATGTTACAGGTAATGTAACAGGTACTGTTAGCTCTTTGAGCAATCATAATACTGATGACGTTGCAGAAGGTTCTACTAACCAATACTTCACAACTGCAAGAGCGCAAGCAGCAATTAGTGCTGGTGGCGACTTATCTTACAGTGGTGGTGTTGTAAGTTTCACAGAAAGAACTGACGCAGAGGTTAGAGGCCTTGTTAGTGCAGGTGGAGATTTAAGTTACAACAGCACAACAGGTGTTATGAGTTTTACGCAGAGAACAGATGCTCAAGTTAGAGGACTAGTTAGCGCAAGTGGGGATTTAAGTTATAACTCCTCAACTGGTGTTATGAGTTTCTCAGAAACATATAGTTCAGCAACAGAGCTTCTCAATGCAATTAAAACAGTTGATGGAGCTGGATCTGGTTTAGATTCAGATTTGTTAGACGGTCAAAGTAGTGCTTATTATCGTATAAATATTTACAATAGTGCAGGAACATTACTTAACTAAAACGGATTAAAATTTAATGGCTATAACTATTAAAGTTAAAAGAAGTGAGACGAGTTCGGCCTTGCCAACAGCTAGTGATCTAGCTGTTGGTGAGATCGCTATGAACACGGCTGACAGAATTCTTTATACAAAAGATAGCGCGGGTAACATTATTAAGTTATCAAATTACGCTGTATCAGATCCCAGCCTTGTGTTTCCTACAGGAGACTTAGGAGGATTGTCTGGTAGCAACGATGCTTTTGGACAATCTTTGGTTGCGAATTTTGATAATTTAGATACACCCAACGGGCAATTAACAACCGAGGATTTAGGAGATCTTAGCTAGTGGCTTTATCTACAAGACAAGAACTAATCGACTATTGTCTTAGAAGGCTAGGCTTTCCAGTCATTGAGATAAATGTCGATGAAGATCAAATCAACGACAGAATTGATGACGCATTACAATTTTTTCAAGAGTACCACTTTGATGGTGTAGAGAGAACTTATGTTCGACACAAAATTGAAGGCTCAAAGATTAAATTTACATCTTCAGTCGCAGAAAATTTTCAAATAGGAGAAACAATTACTGGTGCAACATCTGGTGCTACCACAAAAGTATCTTCTGTTTCAGGACAATATGTTACTGTTGAAAAGATTGTAGGAACATTTCAAGCAAGTGAAACAGTTAGCGGCGCCGAGTCAGGTATTGTTGCAACTGTTTCTGCTACAGATTTTTATACCGAAGGCGATATAGAGAAAGGTTATATTCCTATCTCAAACGGCATTACAGGTATTATAAGGTTGTTTAACTTTGGTGGCGCGGCAACTGCAAACACTAGAGATGGCAACCTATTTGATATTATGTATCAATTTAGACAGAACGATTTGTATAATCTGCTTGGTGCAGACATGACATACTATACTATCGTTCAGTCGCACTTAACAACATTAGAACAATTATTAGTTTCATCTCGTCAAATTCGCTGGAATAGGAAGACAAACAGACTTTATATTGACACAGATTGGGATAAAACTTTTAACCCCGGAGATTACGTTGTCGCCGAAGCTTATGCTATTTTAGATCCCGCTGATTACACAGAGGTATATGACGACATGTTTTTGAAAAAATATGCAACTTCTCTTATAAAGCGTCAATGGGGTGAGAATATGAAAAAGTTCGGAGGCATACAATTACCTGGGGGTGTAACACTAAACGGGGATACGATCTTCCAAGAAGCAATTCAAGAAATTTCAACTATTGAAGACGAAATGCAGAGAAGATACGAATTACCTCCGACATTTATGATAGGGTAAACTGATGCCCACTAATTTCTATTTCCAACAAGGCGACTCGATAGGAACTACTAACGAACAGCGCCTCATAGAAGACTTAATCATCGAATCCATAAAAATTTATGGCAATGATGTCTACTATCTTCCCAGAACGGTTGTTAACGAAGATTTACTTTTTGATGAGGACACTCTGTCTGAGTTTACTCAAGCATATCCTATTGAGATGTATCTTGAAAACGTAAATGGTTTTGAAGGAGAAGGAGACTTATTTACAAAGTTTGGTATAGAGGTTAGAGATTCAGCAACATTTGTTCTTCCTAGAAGGAGATGGGAAGAGTTGGTAGCTACAAGTAATGGAGTATATCAGTTAGATAGTAGACCAGCAGAAGGAGATTTGATTTATTTTCCTAAAACAAACTCTATATTTGAAATTAAACTTGTAGACTTTGCCAATCCTTTTTATCAAGCAGGAAAACTATACATTTATAGACTAGAGTGTGAATTGTTCGAATACAGCTCAGAAGAATTTGAAACTGGTATTGCTACAGTGGATAAATTCCAAACAGACAATACATTAGATCAAATAGAGTATGGTATACTAACAGAAGCTGGAGAGTATCTGGTAGCAGAAAATGCCGAGCCATTTATATTAGAGAGTTTCTCGGTTGTTAAAACAAATACTACGACAGATAACTTTAATTTCGATTCACTAAATAGTATTGAAGACATTTTAGACTTCACAGAAATAAATCCATTTGGTGAGATAGGTAATTAGTAATGTTTAAAAATCAAACGTTTTATCATCAACATGTTAAAAAGGCAATTATTGCCTTTGGTATGATTTTCAATAACATTAATGTTGAAAGAAGAGACAAAGACGGAAACTTATCACAGTCTATCCGAGTGCCTTTATCTTATTCTACAAAACAAAAGTTTTTAGCTAGAATTGCTGCTATTCCAGATGAGCTAGCAAGAGGCGAGGTTGCAATTACCTTACCTAGAATGGGTTTTGAAATTGATCAATTTGTATTTGACCCTTCAAGAAAGGTTTCACCAATACAAAGAAACAGAGCTGTTGGTGAGGGGGACAATGTTAATACTGTAAGAAGCACCTTTGTATCTACACCATATAACATGGGTGTTTCTTTATATGTGTTTGCTAAAAACCAAGAGGATGCTTTACAAATTGTAGAGCAGATTTTCCCATACTTTAATCCAGACTTTAACGTTACAGTAAATGAGCTACCAGAGTTAGGTATTAAAAGAGACATCAAAATTACATTAGATGGAATTAGTTATGAAGATCAGTATGAGGGAGACATGTCTGCAAGACAAAGTATTGTTTGGTCTTTAAACTTTACAATGAGATTAAACTTCTATGGGTATGTTTCTAACGCAGGCGTTATTAAGAAAGCTATTGCAAACCTTTATGGTGCGGAACAGTTAACTAACAACACACTACAAACAACACAGGCTATTGCAGATCCTGTAACTGGTTTACAGGACTTAACGCTAACACCTGCAGACAATTTTGATTATGTAAAACAAATCCTAGAAGATTTTGAGGGAGATATACTTAATTCATGAGCAATCCATTTGAAGAATTAGACAAAAAGTTTAAAACTAGCCCAACAGCGGCGCTAGATAAATCTCTTGTTGAACACAGACAAGAGAAGAAACTGCCTACTACACAGGCAACCGAAGAACAACAACTTGAACAGGACTTTCAAGAAGCGAGAGACATGCTTAAAAGAGCAGGCGCTTATAATGAGGAAGCAATTCAAGGCATTTTACACATAGCAAAAAACAGCGATCATCCTAGAGCGTATGAGGTAGCTGGACAACTTATTAAGACTATGCAAGAAAATGCAAAGGACATGATGGATATTCAAGGACAAAAGAAAAAGGTACAAAAAGAAGATACTAAGGCACAACAAAAGGGTGTAACAAATAACAATCTTTTTGTGGGCAGTACAAAAGACTTATTAAGAGCATTGGGTAAGGAAGAGCCTAACGTAATTGAAGGAAATTGATTATGCGCACGTGGAAGGAAATCGAGAGTTATCCTGATTATTGGATAAGTACGACATTTGACGAAGCAGATTATTATATTTTTTATAATTTGTTCCGAGAGTTAAATAAGAGTGATGTAACTGTTTTAGAGGTAGGAAGTTATCTTGGGAGAAGCGCACTAGCCTTTAAGGACATTTTTGAAAAATTAAATATGAAATGGTCTATACATTGTATGGATTCTTGGATTAATATTTTTGATCGTTCTGTTCCTGTTGACAGAGACTATACAGACTTTCTTCAAAACATAGAGGGCTCTGGTATAACACATGAAAAACTTCCATTTAAATATCCAATGAACTGGAATGACTTTAAAAATGATAAAAATTATAACGTAATTTATATTGATGCATGTCATAGAAAAAAATCTACTATTAGAAATATGGAATACTGGTTTCCATGGTGTACAGACTTAATGGTTGTTGACGATTTGCAGATGAAAGAAGTTCGAGAAGCAGTAGAAGACTTCACAAAAATATATAATATAGAGTTTACCGAACACAAAAATAAAGCAGTTTTTAAATTAAATGAGTAACGAAGAAACATCTTATCACGGTAATCCTAATCTAAAGTCGATTGGGTATGCTCATGAGTTTACAAAAGAACAGATTCAAGAATATCTAAAGTGTAAAGACGATCCTATTTACTTTATTGAAAATTATTGTCATATTATTACACTAGATAGAGGCTTGCAACTGTTTAAACTTTACGAGTGTCAAAAGACAAAAGTAGATCTTATTCTTAATAATCGTAAAGTTATTTTGATGGAAGGCAGACAGCAGGGTAAGACTGTTACTGCCGCTGCTTGTATTCTACATTATACTATTTTTAATAGCGACAAAACTGTTGCTATCATGGGTAACAAAACAGCATCTGCAAGAGAGGTGTTGGCTCGTTATCAAACTATGTACGAAAATTTACCTATTTGGATGCAACAGGGCGTTAAAACCTGGAACAAAGGTGACGTAGAATTAGAAAACAACTGTCGTATTTTTACCGCCGCTACAACTACATCAGGTATTCGGGGTAAATCTGTTAACTGGTTATACATTGACGAGGCTGCAATTATTCCAAATAATGTTGCCGATGAGTTCTTTGCTTCCGTATATCCTACTATTTCTGCTGGTGAGACAACAAAAATTCTTCTCACATCAACACCGTTAGGTTACAATCACTTTTGGAAGTTCTGGAACGAATCAGAAAAAGGCGCTAATGGCTTTGTAAATCATTTTATTCACTATAGTGAAATACCTGGTAGAGATGAGAAATGGGCAGAAGAACAGCTCAAACTTCTAGGCGAATTAAAGTATAACCAGGAAGTTTTATGTGAGTTTTTAGGTTCATCTAATACTCTTATTAACGCTAGAACCATTGGAGCGTTAAGTTCTAAAGAGCCGA